AAGATATTTAAAGCCCTGAATGATATAGGTCGTGGTTGCCCTATTGATTTCGGGGCTTAGTTTTTTAAAAAATATGTTATGAATTTTGCATTATATGAAAATCAAAAAGTTAGTGCTGAAGAATATAAAAAATCTGATAATTTAGATTTAAGATGCCCTTGTTGTAATTCTGAAGTTATAGCTAAACAAGGCGAAATAAATATTTGGCATTTTGCACACAAAGTTAAAAACAGATGTTCTGAATGGTTTAAGCCTATGACTGAATGGCATTTTAATTGGCAAAAATGTTTTCCAAATGAATGTAGAGAAGTTATACATAAATGCGAAAAAACAGGCGAAAAGCATATAGCTGATATCAAAACTAATAGTGGTATTGTTATAGAATTTCAGCATAGTTCTATAAGTTCTAAAGAAATAAAGGCGAGAGAAGAATTTTATGGTGAAAAAATGATTTGGGTTTTAGATGGTAATGCTTTTAAATGTGAACACTATGAATTTGATAAATATAATTATAAATTTAGTGTTGATTATATGCTAAAAAAAAATGAAGATTTAATTAAAAGATATGATGAAGAATTATCAAAACCTTTTGGATGCCACAAAGATTTTATTTTTGAATATTTAAAAAAAGGAATGGAATTTTATAGACATGCACAAAATATGATAAAAGGTTATCCAACAAGTAAATTTTTTAAAATTGCAAAAAATCATATTTTTATAGATTTAGGTGATTACATGTTGTATCTTAAAAGAGATGAAAATAAAAATTTTATTGTAGAACATAAAGATTTTATATATACAAAAAATCATGAATATTGGCAAGGTGATTATTCTAAAATTAAAATTACATATGATTGGGAACTTGCTGATGAAGATTATAATCCATTTGAATATTCTGAAATTGAAAATTTATTTGGTTTAAAAATCTTAAAATTAAAATCAGAATTATTTACAAAAATATCAAAACAAAAATTTTTAGAAAAATACGCAACCCATGAAACTACTACAAATCTTCAAACGCAATCTTTGTATTGACTACATTATGATTGATGATTCTGATTACGAAAAATGCAAAAACTTTAAATGGCATGTTAAAAAAAATAGGATTATAAGCAATACTGGCATGTTATTACATCATTTGCTTTTTCCGCTTAAAAACCATGATTTAAAGTACACTATGACGTTTTTAGATGGCAATCCGTTGAACTATCAAAAATCAAATATCGAATTTTCACATCGAAAAGTTTTAAAATCTGAAAACTAATACTTACTTTTGCCTTAACTGCGGTTTGCCGCTAACCGCTGTTCAACAAGTGCAGCGGTTTTTTTATTTGAAATGTTAACACAGGTTACGCAGCATGTAACACCTAACTGTTTGATTATTAGTTTTGTTACGCTGTTAACACCCGTTACGGGGTTTTTCTCACATACGACGCATACACACACATGCGTATTTAAACTAAAAAATACATATGTGCGTAGAATATAGCGTAACAGGTGTAAACACGTAACATGTACTATATATCAATACTTTATGTGTTACACTTAATGTAACAAGTGTTAACAATAATAATAAATAATAATAATAATATAAATAATATAAATAATAATAATATAGATATAGTCCTAAAACAAACAAAAACGGTGTTTTAAGGCATTTTTATATTAAAGTGGTGTATAGATATCAAAACTTATTAAAAGTTGCTTAAAACGAAAATATGAAAGATACAGGTAGACCTATGAAATTCAAATCACCTGAAGAATTAAAAAAGAAAATAGAATCTTACTTTGATTGGTGCGATTCACGTACACGCGTTAAGCATCTTGTTACTAAAGATGGTGTTCAAGAAGTAGTTGAAAGTTTTCCAAGACCTTACACAGTTGAAGGCTTAGCTGTTTATTTAGATACATGCCGCGATACTTTGATAAATTATTCAAACAAGGAAACCTTTTTCGACATTATTAAACGCGCAAAGCAAAAAATACTGGCTAACAAGGTTGAAGGCGGATTAGATAGAACTTATGATATGGGTGTTGCTAAGTTTATGCTTATCAATAATTACGGCTTTAAGGATAAGCACGAAACAACCGAGGACGACAAAAACATAAACATTAACATTCAGTACCCACCTGAAGCTAAGTAGTGCCGCGCAACATAAACATACAACTGTTTAAGCCGCACACCGGGCAAAAACGAATCTTAGATAATAAGCGTAGGTTTAACTGTATAGTTTGCGCACGCCGTTTCGGTAAAACTGAGTTAATTACTTCGGTTGCATTGCCGCTTATAAGCCCTGCCGTGTTTGAAGGTAAATTTGTAGGTATCTTTGTCGATGACTTCAAAGATTTTGCGCAAAGCTGGAATAAGATAGTAGATACTTATAAAACAATATCAGAGGGCGGAATCATTAAACACAAAGATGAAACTTCAAAGATAATGCAGTTTTTAAACGGCGGTGTTTTAGAGGTGTGGTCCATAGGCGATGAAGGGCGAAAGGACAAAGGGCGCGGGCGTAAATATCACCGCGTTATTTATGAAGAAACGCAAAAGATACCGAGCCACATATTGGAATATCATTGGAAAACCGTTGCCCGCCCTACCTTGACTGACTTCAAAGGTGAGGCGTTTTTCATTGGTACGGCTGCAGGCAAAGATAACTATTGGTACGAACTATGCCGCAATGGCGCTATCGCTGGTAATGTTGAGCGTAACTGTTACGGCGATATTGATTTACCGCAAAGTGAAAACGGTTCTGAAAGTTGGATAACATTTAGAATGGAAACAACCGATAACCCTGCAATTGACCCGGCTGAAGTAGCCGATGCGAGCCGCGACCTTGACCGCTTAACGTTTGAACAAGAATATAAATCTGTATTTGTTGACTATTCAGGTGAAGCATGGGTTTATGTTCTAAAGGATAAAAGCATTCAGCAAAAAGTATTTCAGCCGTCAAAGAAAATAAATTGGGAAACAGAGCAAATTTATGTTTCGTTTGACTTTAACAAAATACCAATGACCGCGGCCGTTATGCGCAAAACTACATTGGCGCCTGATGTATCAGCACGTTCACGTTATCGCTATGGTGTACACATAGTTAAGGAATTTAAGATAGGTAGTGAAGAACGCGGCGAGGCATCAATCTATGACACGTGCCAATCGTTTCGCGAATGGGTATTTGCAGAAACAAATAAGAAAATTGGGCGTTGGTCTGATACAGCTATTTACCCCTGCACAATTCCGCTACTGATAACAGGTGATGCATCAGGTGACCGTTCCGATGGTAGGCAGCGCGTATCTAAAACATATTATGAAATTATACAAGAAGAACTGCAATTACCCGCGCGGTTCTTTGTAGTGCCTAAAGCTAACCCATTACACGCTGAAAGCTACGTGCAAACAAACACTATCATAAGCATGTGCCCTGACTTTCAGATATATGAAGACAAATGCCCGGGTTTACGTATGGACTGTTTACGTATAAAATCCGATAACAGCCGCCGAATCATTAAAGGCAAAGGTGAAGAAAGACAAGCTGACTTATTAGATAATCTTAGATACTTGCTTAACACGTTTTGTCAAGATATTAAAATATAATCCCCATGATTTACCGCCCCAAAATTAAAGTACATTCTAATGCAGAAATAGAATATTGGAAAAACCTAATAAATGAAAAACGCTATCAGCACAAAACACTACAGCGCTGGTTAGTTATTTCAGATGTACACCGCCCGTTTCACAACCAGATACTTTGGCAGAAACTACTAAGGTTAATAAGCGAATTAGGCACTAACCTACACGGCATTGTATTAGCGGGTGATTACTTAGATTTATACACAATAGGTTCTTATAACGCCGAATCATTAGCCAACTTATCGGGCCTTACACTACAGGATGAATATATTGATGGGCTACAGGGCATAGATGAAATTAACAGTGCGTTCAAAGGTGCAAAGAAATATTTTTTATTTGGCAACCATGAAGACCGATACTTTAGGCATATCAAAGAAAAGGATAACGCCAAATATGGCGGCGCACTTATAAACCCTACTGAGGCGCTATACTTACACGAGCGCGGTTGGGAAGTAAAAACCGATTGGCAGTCAGACTATTTCACATTAGGCAAACACTTAGATATAGTACATGGCGTTTATACTTCTATTCATGCAGCAAAGGCGCATTTAGATAAAACG